AGGTTTCGAGATGAGTCGCAGTTATTGAGTTTCAGCTCAGATATTAAGCTGTTGCAAAAATTACGCTCTGAGGTTTGTAGGATGCCAATCAAGCCCAATTCTAACGGCTTGCTTGAACTGTACACAAAGGATACAATGCGGAGTAAGTTTAACATTGCAAGCCCTAACTTGGGCGATTCTGTTATGATGCTAATGCGCGCGCCTGTACAAAGGCAACAAACTCATTATATCCCGAAACCCATTCAGACTTATGGACGAAGATAAAGAACGCCTAAAACATATAAAAGATTTAACCGACAAGGCTTATACAAATTCACAGGTGACAAGAGAGCAGGGATCTGACGACCTTGTTTTTTATCACGTTACTCAGTGGGATGACAATCTTCTAGGGACTTCTGACCTCAAATACAGAGGTCAATTCGATTTGCTTCACAAGGCAGTAAGGCAAGCAAACGCTGAGCTAATAGCAAATACTATTCAGGTTCACTTTGACCCTATTGACGATACAGCGGACGAGCAAGCGGAGTTTTTATCGGGTCTATATCTTACGGATGATCGCTCTAACTCCTCTCAGGAAGCTTATAATAATGCGCAGATGGAGGCTTTAGTTTGTGGTGTTGGTGCTTGGGAGCTTTACACAGAATATGAGTCAAATAGGAGTGGAAGTAGCAATCAGGTAATTAAACGCGCTCCCATCCATGAAGCAAACAATAACGTATTTTGGGATCCAAACTCAAAGCTTGCCGATAAATCCGACGCTGATTACGTCTGCATACTTACTCCTTACTCTAAAGATGCTTACAAAGACCTAGCCCGTAACCTCACAGGTGACGAGGACTACGAGCCGGAACCCTCCGATTTCAAGTTCCCTCAGCAATCTTATGCGTTTCCTTGGATGACGGGAGACTTTGAGCATGTTTACGTTGCCACATTCTATGAGCGTGAAATGGTCGAGGATAAGATTCTTCGCTTCCAAGAGCCTATTACTGGTGAGATCGTTCAGTATTACGAGTCTGAAGCTTTTGAGGTATTGGATGAGCTGGAGGAAACAGGGCACATATTAGTTGATTCTAAAGAAGTTGAGCGTTATCAAGTAACTAAGTCTATTGCCTCTGGAGCAGATATTTTAGCCGAGTACATTATTGCAGGTGAGAATATTCCCGTGGTTCCTGTTTATGGTGAGAGGGCTTTTGTCGAAGGTCAGGAGTATTGGGCTGGGTTAGTTCGATTAGCTAAGGACGCTCAGCGATTACATAATTTCACAATGAGCTACATTGCTGATATTGCTAGTCGTTCGCCACGTCCCAAGCCTGTAGTATTCCCAGAGCAGATAGCTGGTTTTGAGGATATGTATGAAGAGTCTGAGATTAATTACCCTTATACGTTAATGAATAGAAAGACCATTCAGGGAGAAGATTTACCTCTTCAGTTTGGGCAGTTGCCAGAGCAACCTGTGCCAAGCTCATTGAATCAGCTAATACCATTAACTCAACAAGCTGTCTCGGATGTTGCTGGAGAAGCAATGCCTAAAGACTTTGCTAATGTTGACTTATCAGGGAAGGCTCTTACTCAGTTAAATCAACGCATTGACCAGCAATCTTACGAATACCAAGAGAACATGAAACACGCTAAGCGTAGAGATGCTGAAATCTACTGGTCAATGGCTGTAGAAATTTATGATGTGCCTAGAAAAGTGTATTTAACTCTTCCAGACGGCACAAGGAAAGAAGCTCAAGTAATGAAGCAGATTTACGACCAAGAAACAGGGCAAGCAGTTACAGTCAATGATATTCGTTCAAGTACTTTCAATGTTTATACAGACATCGGGCAAAGCTATCAGACTCAAAGAAACGCGGTGAGGGATCAGATAGCTCAAATGATTGCTTTGATGCCCCAAGATGATCCAATGAGGCAAGTTTATATGCTTAAGCATACTGAAATGCTAGATGGGTTAGATTTTAAAGATGTTAGGGAATACGCCAGAAAACAACTTATCCAACAAGGAATTAAAGAGCCTGAAACGGATGAAGAAAAAGAGATGATGGCTCAGCTGCAAGCACAATCAGCCAATCAGCAGCCTGATCCGGCAACTATAATGGCTATGGCAGAGATGGAAAAAGCAAAAGCTGATCAAATGCAGCAGCAGAGAGAAATGATTAAAGATCAAGCGGACGTACAAAAAGGAAAAGCTGATACTGCGATTGATATGTATAACGCTGAAACTAAAAGATTCGAGGCTGAAACTAAAGCTCAGGAATCTGGAGCTAAAGTAAGGTTAGAGGGTGCGAAGGTTATTGCAAAGCAATACAATGACGCCGCGAGCATGTTAAGGGGATCGGCCAATGCCTTTTAATAAAATAAAGAGCGGAAAGCACAAAGGAAAATACAAAAGCCCTACAGGCCGAGTATTTAGCAAGGATCAAGTAAAGATGTACCACGCCACTGATGGCTTTAAAAAAAATCCTAAGAAAAAGAAATGAATAAGCTCAAAGAACATGCTCTTAGTTGGATTGCTTTATGCGCTGCTGCGCTTTCAGGTATTGAGTATTACGTAACCCCTAAGATTCAAGAGATTGCCAGAGATGAGTCTAATAGAGTTCTTTACGTTTATTATTCTGAATTGTCGGAGAGTTATATTGCTATACCAGATAAGCAGCCTCACCAAGAGGCAAGGCTGGCGCATATTTTAGACAAAAGGAATTACTACAGAGATATGGTTACTAAGTAAAGTCTTCTGGTCTTATAAAGTCAGCTCCCCTCCAGAATTTTAATACAGACTTTTTTTCTGTCCTTTTACTACCTAGTTGTACGTAGTTTCTTTTAGATATTTTTTCTTTTGTCACTAGCGGATTTATTTCTTCTTTTTCAATAACCAGATAGACATTATAAACGGTATTAGATTCTAGCCTTCCAGCGTTAATCAAAACAGGTTCTTCAACGTTGTATTCTTTTCCATCCAAAACAACATAGCCTTTTTGTATCTCTATATGCCCTCTTTTTAGCTTTCTTACATCTTTGATAGCTAGGCCGCTTCTTCGGTTAGAAACTTTCACTTTTTTCTCCTGTTTTAAAGTTGTATCCAGATTCTCTAGAAATTAGTTCAAAAGTTAGCTCTGGGTATTGAGTGTGTTTAATTAAAACCTTTCCGTACTTTGAGCAGGCTTTATAAACTTTTGCTGGTTTTTTTGATAGCTCTTGAGCTGTAAACGTAGCTAGCTTGCTGTCTTCTATCACGTTGATCTCCTATATATCACCTATGGCATCTATGTCATTTTATATAATGAGATTACTAAAAACAACTACTTATTATAAAATTAAGTCACTGAGTCTAACAGGTATAAAAAGGACGGCGCACCTAACGCATTTAGGGTTATCTCAAATCAAGAGTAAATGATATGAAAACTTTAGCAGATCTAAAGGCTGAGAACGCCACTGAAACAGAAGTAGAAACCAAATCAGTTGAAGAAGTCGAGACGGTAGAAACGGAACCAGAAGTGGAAGAGGTTGAAAGCACTGAGGAAGTAAGCGAAACAGAAGAAGCTGAAACCGAGGAAGAATCAACCGAAGAGCAAGAGGATTGGTTAAAGGGAGATTCTAAAGAGTCTCAATCAGATACTGAGGTTGACTATAAACGTATCGCTCACGGAGTTCAAAAACAGAGAACTGAACTAAAGGGGCGAGTTAAAGAGCTTACAAGTGAATCGCAGGAAAAGGATGAGAAAATAGCTCAGCTAGAAGCTTTATTGGCTGCTCAGCAAAACGTTATCTCTCCTGCTCAAGAGCTTAGTAGACCAGACCGCTATTCTTTTGATAGTGATGAGGACTACGAGAAGGCTTTTGAGAAATACCAAGACTATCGGCTTGACTCTAGGCTTGACGCTACTTTTAAGGCGGCGCAACAAGCGCAATTACAGGAGCAAGCTAGAAAGGACTTGTCTGATAGGGTTGACGCCCATTATGAGGAAGTTGCTGAGGTCATAGCCGAGCACAATGTTCCTCCCGAAGTATACAGAGCTGGCGATACAAAGCTTAGACAAGCTATTGAGTCAGTAATGCCAAACCAAGGCGATGCGGTTACAGATAGTCTTTTAGCTAATTTAGGCAAAGGCTCTGCAAAAGTAGCACATCACCTAGGGATTAACGAAGAAGCCAGAGCAGTTTTAATTTCTAAGCTTTTATCAGATCCCAACGGTATTCAGGCAAGTATGTACTTGGGAGAACTAAAAGGCCGGTTAAACGGTAAGCAAGTCTCAAAAATATCATCGAAAGCCCCAAAGCCAGCGGCTAGAGTTAAAGGCGGTGATGCTCCCTCTAAAGGTGAGTCTAAGTTAAAAAAAGCTTATGACGAAGCCACTAAAAAGAAGGATGCACAAAAAGCTTTTACCATCCGTCAAGAAGCAAGGCGAGCGGGGATAAATGTAAAAACTTGGAATTAGAGGTAATTCAAAATGGCACAAACTGGAAAAATTGCCGAGGTAATGTTCGAGAATTTTATCGAAACCTACGAGCACCAAAACAAAATGGTAGATTTGTGTGATCAAATCGAACCAGATGAAAAAATGATGCAAAATGCTAATAACGTTGTGTGGCGTCCTGTTCAACAGCATCGCCCTGTATTAGAAGGCTGGGACTTGACCGGTCAAGAGCAAGACATCATTGAAGAAACTTACCCATCTATTTTAGAAGAGCCTGTAGGCGATTTTATCCTACAGCGCGCCGATGACTTGCGCGACATGACTTTCTGGGAAAGAGCTGGTAAGCAGTCTGCAATGCAGCAGGTCACCGAGCAAAACAAACGTATTACGGATCGCGCTGTCTTACAAGGATCTATGTTTTTTACTCAATCAGCAGCTACTAGCACTAGTGGTTTTGACTTTTTAGCTGAAGGTCAAGTAATTATGAATCAGCGTCAATCAATTAAGGGTGATCGCTGCTTTCTATTAAATGATCGAGACAATAAGACTTTTGCTAACGAATTAGCTGGCCGTCAAACTGTTCAAGGTATGCCTACCGTAACATGGGAGACTGGTCAGGTTGCCAATAACGTTGCTGAGTTTGACGTTTACACCGAGTCTTTCTTGCCTAATATTGTCAATAACACAAGTGGCGGCAGCACTGTAGTGGGCGATCAAAGCTTTGCTCCTGAAGGTGGCTCAGTTGACACTGTTACTGGTCAGGTGACTAACGTTGATTATCGCTCTGCTGATGTTGTTGTGGCTTCTAGCGCTGCGTTTAACGTAGGCGATAAGATAACTTTTGACACTGTAGAGTCTGTGGGTCGTGCTGACAAGAACGAAACAAACGAACTAATGACATTTACTGTAGTGGGCAAAGATATTTCAGCTGCAAACACTATTCGCATCTATCCTAAGCCTATTGGTGTAAATGACGCCACTCTTACTGCGTTAGAGCAGGCTTACGGCAATGTTGTAAACAAAACAAACACTAACGGCGCCATTCCTGACGGTGTTAATGTTAATGTTCTAAATGACTTTGGCGCGGCTGGCGATCAGAAAGCCAACCTTTTCTGGAACAAAGACGCAATTGAAGTTATTTCTGGAACCATCCCTGTCGAGCTATTCAAGCAGTACGATGGTATGCAGGTAATTACTGAAACAATGTCTAACGGTCAAACTGCTTACATGGTTTACGATGCAAATCTAACCAACATGAGCTTCAGATACCGTTTATTCGTTTGGTACGGCATCACAATTGCCAAGCCTCAAGACGTTGGTATCGGTGTAACTATTCCTTAATAGTAAATCGGGAGGGTTCGCCCTCCCTTTTTAATTTAACTGGATTTATTATGGCTGTTATTCTTTATCGCAAGAGCGAAGATGGTTCTATTGAAAGCAAGAAAGTTCAGACTTCTGCATTGTACTCTTTTTTACAAAGCGGCTGGTCTACAAGCTTAGAAGAGCCTCAAGTTGAGCTGCCTAAAGAAATAGAAGAAGAGACAGAAGATAAATCCAGCCTAGTTAATACTGTTAAGGGCTGGCTAAATGGCAACAAAGATTGATTACATAAATGACGCCTATTCTCGAATGAGGATAAGCGGGCTTACTGTTAATCCTACTCCTTCTGATTTGGTTCTAGCTTTAAGACGCTTAGAGTCTATGGCGTATGAGTTTGAGGGTAGAAACCTTTGCACGGGTTATAACTTCGAAGAAAGTCCCGACCCCAATTCTCCCACTAACGTAAACCCTCGTTTTGGCGAGTGTTTTGTCACCAATCTAGCCGTAAAATTAATTCCAGATTTTAACAAAGCTGTTCCGCCTCAATTGTTGGCGCAAGCAAATGCCTCTCTTTCTGGAGCGTTTTCTATTTCAGTTAAAGAAAGAGCACAAGAGGTTTCTTACCCCTCTAGGATGGCAACGGGGCGAGGTAATACTATGCGTTATCAAGAGTGGAATAGGTTTTACGATGAGCCATCTCATCCACCTAACTCATGCGACACGAAAAATTTATTTGTGGGCGATCAGAATGATTATTCTGAAAATTATATTTCATATTTAGATTTAGGTGAAACAATTGATACATATACAATCGAGGTAGACAATAGGCTTTCACTCATATCTGATAGCTTAAATCTAGATCAAAACATAATTAGTTACAGGGTTAGAGGTCAAACTTCTACAGTTAGCGGCTCTTGGCAGCAAGTAAAAATAACAATAACTACTAGCAATAACCGAATAGAAACCAGACTTATTAACTTTGATGTAACAAAGCCTGAGACCGTTGGAGGTAACTAATGGCTTTTAAGCAGAGACACATTGATAGAGCATCCTTGCAGACTAGGGGTATTTTCAATACTTATGTTTATAAGTGCGATATGGACTCTAGTGGGGACTTGCTCGCCGTAGGGTATTTTGCAGAATCTCGGTTTAGAGGAGAAGACGGATGGATAGGTGGAATAATTTACGCTCAAGTCACTGACGGCTACTTTGTTTTTGAGGTTCAGCCTGACGGAGAAAGCGTACAGGAGGCAACTGGATCTGGTTCAGGTGGTACTCCGCCTACTAGATTTATAGAGCAGATAGGCCATGGATTCGTCGATGGTCAGCTAGTTTATTTTAGCGAATCAACAAAAAAATATGAACTTGGTGATATTTCAACGGCAGAAAGCGCAGACGTCCTTGGGGTAGTTCTTTTCGCCACTGCCGACAACTTTTTATTATATTTTGGTGCTGGTTTTATATTGCTGCCATCACCAGCTTTTCCTTCTTCAGATGTTGGAAAAAAGATTTATTTAGGCGCTTTTGGTGCCCCATCTACGAATTTGCCTTCGTTTCCAGATTGGGTTAAACCTATAGGTCAAATAATTTCAGAAAATCAGTTGTTTCTAGAAATCTCTCCAGCAGTCCAAGGAGTTTAAATATGGCTATTTATCCTAATACTGTTCTAGAGCCTAAAACAGGCTTAGAAGAAAGAACAGTTTACAGAAAAGAAAATGGTAACGACTTAAGGGATGGCGACTCTTACGCTACAGCTGTTCAAGATCCAGATCTTGCTCTAAGTATAGCGGCGAGCAAAACGCCTCCTCCTTCAGTTGATGCCGCAGTTTCGGTTTTATCTGATAGCGCAGATTCTATTGATGGATCAATCACTTTGTCTGAATTTATTGTGGTTGATTACTCAAAGATGAGGTTTAGCGTTACCTCAAATGACAACATAGTAAATATGGCTTCATTTGCAGATTTAGAAGTAAGGCAGCTTGCTTATGGCGGCGCAAATGCTAACGCCGCTTGCGTAGTATTTGATGAAATCATAGAGGGCAGGTTCAATTGCTCTACTCTCGCCAATCAAATCGGCATAGGCATAAAGCTAGAAAGCTCATCGGGTGGAAACAACACTGCAATAGATAGCCTTTTAGCTAATGTAGGTATCGAATCTAATACCTCAATATTTAGTGTTAATCAGCACACCATAAACGAGTTTTCTGTTGCGGGAGCTGGTGTGGGCGTAATCAATACAGGGCAGGCTGCAGAGCAATTAAACTCTCCATTCATACAAGCTCTCAACCCTTCGGCTGTTTTATTTAGGAATGATTCCATAGGAGCTATAACCGTTAATGGAGACATCATAAATAGCGCTGGTAAAATAACAGATTCAAGTAGCGGTATAACATCAATTAACGCCACGCTTGGATTTGGTGAAATCGATATAAGCGGCAGCGCTCAATTGAATTTAAACCTTCAGAGTCTTCAGGGGGACATAACTATAGGATCAGGGTGTGAGGCTTATGTAATTATCCCTCAGTTTGATTATGGTACTTATACAGTAACGAATAACGGAACATTGAATGGAATCATCGGCGGGGTGAAGTATGGAACTTTTGCCAGCGGCGGCGATGTTGTCATTTCCAACTGGAATGAAGCAAAGGCAGAGCTAGCTCCAGCCGATCCTTCAAAGTCTTATAAAGTTGTTGGAAAAATAAACGCCACCGATAATACCTCCTTAGACTTTAATGGCGCAACAGTGATGGGAAATACTGGGCGGTCATTTGATGGTTTTGTTTCATCTGAGGCAAATCACATTCTTATTGATACTAGCAAAGGAGCCGTAGTTACTGGCCTAGATTTTGATATAAGCGGAACAGGCTCTAAGGTATTTCAAATAAATGACCCTTCTGGGTCTGAATATTGGAATCTAAGCGTGTGCTCATTTCAAAATAACACTAATTTAGGCGATGTAGAAGGTCTTTATGCTTGGTATGAAAATTACATATCTTACAATACTAATGCCGATGGCCTAACTATAACGGATGTTAATTTCGTAGTAAGAGATGGCGCAGCCTTTCAGCAGACAAACACTGCGAATACTCAGCTAGAGCTTATTGGTGATTTTGACTTGTTGAAATTTACTAACTGCGGCTTTGGTGTTCCACTAGGAAATACAGGCTTATCTGTTTCTGGAATAACCTCAATTACTAGAAATGCAATCATCGATACAGCTACCATATTTAACGGAGATGGAACTTATGTAGATGATTTAACGGTATTTAACGGAGAGGCTTGGGATGTTGAAGCTACGGGAATTGCTCAAATTTACAAAGACTCTGCCGCTGAAGGTAACATTTCTAAGGATGCCCCTAGCACTACAGTTATAGCTGCAAGCAATACGCCTACTAAGATAACTGGAGCCTCTACCACTAACAACCTATTTAGAGTTGATGATGGAGGGGTTGATAACCGTTTAAGGTATTTAGGTCAACACTCTAAAAGAGCTAAAGTTTCAGGAGGCTTAAGTATAGACAATGCTTTTGGTTTAAATCAGGTATCAGTTTATCTTGCCGTTAATGGGGTTGTAGATGTATCAACTAGAATGAGGTTTGACCTATCATTTTTTACTGGCGTAGTTCCTGTTCCTATTAGCGGATCTGTAGATCTTAATCAAAATGACTACGTAGAGCTATGGGTAGAAAGGAATACTGGGGCTGGAGACTTTGAGATATTCAGCTATAACTGGAATATATTTTAATGCCTAGTAAAATAATAACTTTCGTAAAGGGAGATAAATCAGGAAGCGAGACAGACTATAGGGATTATTTGCCTATTAATATGACTGGCGTAGTTCGTCCCATGTTTGATGCTCAGGGTTATATGATTGAGTATTATGGGCTTACTCAGTTTGGTGATGGATTTGGAGTAGATCGTGGCGGAGTCTGGAACGAAAGGTTAGAGAATCATTTTAGATTGAGTGGTACTGACTTTATTGAGGTTGATCAAAATGGCGTTTCTAATAGTCTTGGTACAATACTTGGAGCCGATACTGCAAGTCTTCCTTATTCTTTTGAGACGCAAGGTATTGTCGCTGATGGTAAATTCTACCTCTATGACCCTGTTAATGGATTTCGTCAAGTTAATGATCCGGATATTCGCGTTCCTATTGATGGCGTTTGGATTGATGGCTATTACTGCCTTACTGATGGTGATGTTCTTTATCACACGGAAATAGTTGCTGGAACCCCAATAGAGGACTCTATTGCTCCGCTCGCATTAGCCACGGCTGAGTTCTCTCCTGACCCTACGGTAGGTGTTGGCAAAACAACGGATAACAAATGGATAGCTTTTAACAGGTATTCTATTGAGTTTTTTACTAACGTAGGTGGTGAAACTTTCGCTTTTCAGAGATTGCCTACTAGGGCTTTAAAGTCTGGTCTTGTTGCAACTCACGCAAAGACTGAAGTGAATGGGACTTGGTTTTTTGTTGGCGGTGCAAAAAACGAATCTATAGGCGTTCACGTAATGGGTGCTGGTAGCACTCAAAGAATATCGACCAGAGAGGTAGAAAAAGTTTTAAAGAAATACACTGAGTCAGAGCTTTCTGAAGTTGTTTTAGAGGGGTATGAGCTTGATGGATACACACACTTAATACTTCACCTTCCTAACGAGGTTCTGCTTTTTAACTTTACTCTGAGTCAGGCTGCTGGAATTGAGCAAAGCTGGTCTATTTTAAAGTCTGGTTTAGAAAGCGAGGACTGGATAGGAAAGCACTTAATTTTTGAGCCTAGAGTAGGTCTTTGGGTCTTGGGTGATAAATCTAGCGGCAGGTTAGGTTTTCTAGATGAAAATAGCGCAGAGCAATATGGTGAGATACAGGAATGGTATTTATACACGCCTTACATTTACAGCGAGTCGGCTAGCATCGATGAACTGGAAATTGAAACTATAGCTGGATTTACTCCTAACAAAGACGCTACTGTTTTTATATCAACAACCTATGACGGCATATCTCACTCTCAAGAGCATTCAATAGAATACGGATTGCCTACAGAATACAAAAAGCGTTTTATCGTTTATCGCTTAGGGTACGTCAATGACTGGTTTGCTTTTAGGCTAAGAGGTGCCAGTAGATCCAGAATGATATTTAGTAGGGCATTTATAAATTATGGTTGATGGTCTACAGAGTTTTGTATTTAGTGCTGAGGAGCTTCGAAATGAAGGTTTTCCTGAGTCTTTCGTAGAGGATTATCTAAATCTTGCAGAAAACTTTAGAATACTCGCTACTAGATTTCAGGCGGTCAAGTCGGGACAGCAGCTAACTACTGGCGCTTACGCCCCTCTAACTGGATGGAACTTAGATATAGAGGGAGGCAATTTACTATTAGATTCTCTATCGGGTGAGATAACTCACCAGAACTCAGGCGTTTATCAATTTTTTGTTTGGGTTATGGGAGAGAACAGCGGCGGAAATAACAGAATACAGCTAGACATAAAAATACAGATAGATAAATTAGATGGCGCTGGATTTGTAGACGTACCTTTTGCTATGGATTCTCAGTATATTCTAAGAAATGCCACCCAGAATAGAGGCTCGGCACAAATAAATGGCTGTCTCATTGACGTTTCTACCGGTCAAAAAACCAGAATAATGGTCAAAGATATTGGTCAGGTTGCTGCAATTCAGGATGATTATGCTAGAATAACAATAGGTCGTAAGGCATGATATACGATCTTGAAGGTAATGACTTTGGTATTTACCGAAACGATAATCATATTTTGAAAGAATGGCGAGAAAATGGTCGTGTTGTATTTTCATTCAGTAGACGTGGTGATGCTCTTGTTTGCCACTTTTCTTGCGAAAAGAAGGCTATTAGACACTTGAGGTTAGCGTTTAAAGATTTTATAGACTGGGTTTTTGTTGAATTTCCTTGGTGTCAAATGCTTATGACTGGGATTGACAAGGCAAGCGTTAAGAATTTGGTTAAAAATTTTGATTTTTTTAAAGTTGGCATAGATGACGAAGGAAAAGATATTTTTGTGAGGCTTAAAGATGGGCGGAATTAAAAAAGCGGTAGGTGGAGTACTTGGCGGTGGAGATGATGCTGCAGATGCAGCTAAGGACGCTTCTAGGGCGCAGGTTGCCGCTCAGAAAGAGGCTTTAGATTACCTCAAGGAAAAAGAAAAGCTTCCTCGACAGTTCTCTGAGGGCGCTTTACGTGGCCTTGGTGGAATGTATGGATTAAAGGGGGGAGAAGCTGGATTTAGAGATAAACTGCTAGGATTCGCTCAGGATTCTCCCTTATATGCCGCTCAGCAAGATTTAATCAATCAAAGATTAATGGATGCCGAGAATCTGCAAGGACGGCAAGCATCGGTAGGCGGTTTTTTAAGGAGTGGTGTTTTAGCTGACGCCTTAGCAAAAGAGCGAGGGCGCGCTGGTGTTGCCGAGTCTCAAGCCTTGGCTAACATTTACGGACAAGAGTTAGCAGGTCTTCAAGGTTTAGCTAATCTGCCTCAGAATACAAACGCCATAGCGAATCAAATGTCTCAAATAGGACAGACTAGGGCGCAGGGAATTATCGGGGCGCAGCAATCACAACAGGCGGCGGATCAGGCTGGCTTTGGGAACCTTATGGGTATAGCTTCATTGGCGGCGGCTCCTTTTACCGGTGGCGCGTCATTAGCTTTTTGTGATGTTAGATTAAAAGACAATGTAAAATACATGGAGAGCGTGAACGGGCATAGATGGTACAAGTGGGACTGGAATGATAATGCTAAAGAATTGGGATTGTCTGGCAGTGGCGAGGGCGTTATGGCGCATGAAGTAGCAGAATATATGCCAGAAGCAATTGGCGAGAGTAAAGGTTATTTAACTGTAAATTATGGCGTTTTAGGTATTCAATAATGTATTTTGATCAGCCGCAACAGAATCCAATGTTTTTAGGTGGCTTAGCTGGCTTGCAGGGTGTTGTAAACCCTCAATACAATCAGCTGCAGCCCCAAATGACCCTAGATGCTCCAATGCCTCAAGATCCCCTGTCTTACGGTCTTAATCCTCAGGTGGTTACACAAGGAGGCAGAATGCTTCAGGCTAATAATACAACTCCACAAACTGTTATACCTCAGGGGCAGTCATTTGATGATCGCGGCGCGATGCTGACAAACATAGGGACGGGCAGATATGATTACGTTGGGGATAGGGTGGATGATGCCACCAAGAATTTTCTTGACCCTAGAGTAGTTTTAGAAGGGGGTAGAGTGTTACAGCCAAATAATATTAATGAGCAAACTCTTATGAAAGAAGGATCTCCAATAGAGGGAAGAGGAGCTATGCTTGCAGCCTACATGAAAAAAAATCCTCAAATGGCGGGAAGAGGAGCTATGCCTGCAGCCTACATGAAAAAAAATCCTCAAATGGCGGCTAGTCAAATATTAAGGGGCAGAGGAAGACAAGAACCTGCGCAAAACAATTCACTTGATCCTGCCATGGCGAGATTGGGCAGTATCAGAGGCTTGACTATATAGGTAGATAATTATGGCTAGCAATCCTTTTTTCGTACAATCAGCAAGTTACGCTCCAGCTTTAAGAGGTCTTCAGGACACTCTTACTGGCTTGCGTCAAGAAAGACGCATTCAAGACGAAATGACTAGAAGACAGGAGCGAGAGGATTACGATTTTGGACGAAGGCAAGAATACGATGAGTTGATGAGGCGCGCATTGAGTCCTCAAGGTATTGTGTCTGATAAAGAAGAATTTCAAGAAAGC